TATTTTTATATTAAGTTTTAATCTTATTGCTAATGAACTTCTTCTATCTTAATTAGTTTTTCAAATTAAAAAAGAAGAGGGACCACTTGTACTAGTTTATAAGCTAGGTTGAAGTGCCAATGACAAATTGGATTTAGTATATGGATGGAATATTGAGTTAGGCAGAGCTTTGATGGGCTCCTCTCCAAAGGGAGACTCTTCACGCGTTTCTGCGCAGCCTCGGTCCTAGCATCTTCTAGATGTTGACCCCTAACTCCTGTTCCCTTAAATTTATATAATAAAGTTTAACAACAGGAAGACTTTTAGTCGTCTTGCAACTTAATGCCGCTGTTGGAAACCAGTAAACATCATTTGACCATGTGTAAAAAACATAATAGGACAAATATTCGGATCACTCCGATTAGATTTCTTATTTGATTCTTCTAAAAACTTTAGAAGTTTCAGATCATTTGTTATTTGCTGTTTATTTCTTTTCGACTGCTCGAGTATACGGAATACTGTCGTTGCACCTTGGACTTGTTTCAAAATCATAAGCAATTGATCTAATTCAAAATGCTTAAAATTAACAAATCTAAGAGAACGTAAGGTCAGTATATCCTTAAAGAAGATAGGATAGAAATACCTTCTACATAGAATAGATCCTGTATGACCAATAAACTCTAAATATTTTTTGTTTATATGTTCTTCAGAATACTTTTCTAGTATTTTGGTAATTTCCTTCCTAACTGCTGCCAAATGGTATCTTTCGTCCCGACTATAAGCAAAAGAAATAAAAGGAACTAATCCTTTAATGTTTGCAATATCATGACCTCGTCAATGATGTGCTAACATTTTCTTAGCTCAATCGATCGGGAATCCAATCACTTTACTTTTCCCAAAAGGAATAATAATTTGATGGACTTCGGATACCTTCGCTAAAATTCATTCAATAGGAAAAACGTTTCGTGAAACTAAAGAAGTAATAAGACTCAGATAAGAATTATTATCCTTTTCTGGCCTATTATCATTTAGATTCACTTGTAAAATTGTTTTCATTGATGAAAAGAGATACTCAGTATTTCTAGCTCATCAATAAGAAACAATAGACAACCTACCTGAAAATGTGTCCTGATTATGGAACATTTTTCAAGAAATAGGAGAAACGTCAGTCATATTGTATGATGTTCTTTTTGCAAATTCTACTACTGGTGCTTTCTGAATAGATACAACAGACTTTGATGTATTTATCGGAACACCTAGGTTAGACATAACTTCTAAATATTTTTTAGCAAGATTGTGATCAAAAATCACTATGTCGTCACCTAACACCTCATACTGATCAGTTCATTTTGTAGAACCTAAAAGGTGATTACAAAATTGCATGATCAGATGATGTGTAATAGCAAGCATTGCTCAAGAACTTAAAGCCCCCATAGGCTGGCCTACACTATACTTAACAAATTTTTCACGAATTCCATAAAGGTCTTCGTTATTTGATTTTGCTACGTCATAAGGTCTATTGACCAATATGTCGGATCATAATCAAGCTAATTCTGAACCCAATAATGGTTTCAGTATAGCAATTTGAAGTAAGATAGGTAACCTATCTGTTGCGGATGATAAATCAAAACCGTAACAGCAACCTGCAACATGACTTTTTGTTTGCGCTCTTTCGAACGCAGCATTTTGGTCAAATGTTCCATCGTTGGGTAAGGACTTTAATTTGGCGAATAAAGAATCATGTAATGGTTTGAATATTGACTGAGTTCAAATATCAACCATCGCAAAAATTCTTAATTTACCAGCAGCTTCTTCTTTAAACTGAAGTTGGCCAACGTTATAAACTAAGCGAGGTTTTTCTCATGATAAACCTTTATCAGAGAGAAAAGGGTAACCTTTAGCTCCTTTCTTAGATTTAAGAAAAGCTAATGGAACTTTACCTGCACTTCGTTTAAGCTTCAGAACCTTTCATAAATCTAAGAGTTGGACGTTATTGACGAGTTGGAGTCATCTTTCGATGAATTCTCCAACACCGGCTTTAACTAAGAGATAAGGATCTCTTCCAACTCCTAAAACAGAGATTTTATGAGAAGGCGATGAAGTTTGTAACAGTTGTATTGGAGCTCTACTTAGATTGAATAGTAGTTCATCCTCCATTCTATCTGTATGAATAAACTTTTTACTTAATTCAGTAAATTTGTCTAAAATACCAAATAGATAAGGGATGCTACCATTATATAGATCAGTTATAGTTTCCAGTTTACTTTTAACTGGAGCTTTAATTACTCTATATAAGCCAAATATGGTCAGATATAATTGGATTACTTGAGTAGATCCGCTATAAATAGCTTTTCTATCTCTAGATCCAATGATAGCTGGTAAACCACATTTTGCCAATCTAGGTAAGTTCAAATCAGGTTCAATCTCTCTCAGAGATGAGAAAGGTTGACCTGCCAACTTCCTTTGTATACTCAATTGAGCAGCCTTAAGATACTTCACAACAAAGGTAGTACCATGATGCTTGTTAAGATAGCATAGGTATTTCCCAAAATTGTGAAGCATTCGCAACTTTGGCACTAACTTTGATCTTTTATGAATGCATAGTTTTATTAATTTAAAACCATACTTCATTAAAAAATCAATGAAAGCTTTAGGGCTTTCAAGCGAGATCAACTTTTGGTCTTTATTGAAAGTAACTTTATTAATAAGTTTTGAGGGAAGTAGAGATTTTTTAAATTTCTTTACTTTTCTCATTTCAAAATTATAAAAGTTTTCCGCTGTTCCCTTACGGGGACGGCAGATCTGAAGCCAGTGCTGAGGTTAAGAATCAATATCTTAAGCACCTCCAACCTTCTCTAAATACTCGTCCTGAGAGTGAACTTTTCACTTAAAGGCAGTTCAGAGATAACTGAATACCAAAAATGAATATCGTCCCCTACATCGGCATAGTTTGTTGATGTAAGGTTCAGGCCATGAGCGTCTGTACAATGTGTTCTTCATGAACATTGTGCAGACGCTCTTTTTCTATATATAATGCATGAACTTACGCCAGGTATTGCTGGCTTGACAATCGAACACAACTGCATAACGGCACCAACTGAATACGCGGAACCTGAAACGAACAACCGAATAGAGACAACTTCATAAAGACAATTACATAGTGACTAAAAACCAAATAGTGCGTTATAATGGAATAAGGGCCTAAGTGCATAGTTGAAGACCGAACAATAAACTAATTTTGAAGAGTCAAATTTAAAATAGCATCCAGTATGAGA